CTGCAGCAGGTCGATTAGCGGTCGTAAAACTTAACGTTCATTTTATGGACTCAACATCAGGAATATAGGAGATAGGATATGGCTATTAATAGAGCACAGCTTGCCAAAGAACTAGAACCTGGTTTGAATGCCCTGTTCGGTTTGGAGTACGCACGCTACGAAAACGAAGCTGCTCAAATTTTTGAGCAAGAAACAAGTGATAGAGCTTTTGAAGAAGAAGTTATGTTAGTTGGATTCGGACAAGCAAATGTAAAAGCAGAAGGAGCAGCAGTTGGTTTTGATACCGCTTCTGAATCTTTTACTGCTAGATACACTCATGACACAATTGCATTAGCATTTGCGTTAACTGAGGAAGCTGTCGAAGACAACCTATATGACAGTCTTTCAGCTCGTTACACAAAAGCCCTAGCAAGATCTATGGCTTACACGAAACAAGTAAGAGGCGCTAACGTATTAAATAATGCGTTTTCAGTGACTGGTGGAGACGGAGTTACATTAGCTAACACTGCTCACCCAACAGCACTAGGTGGCACTTTCTCAAACAGAAGTGCAACTGATGCCGACCTTACTGACGTTTCATTAGAACAAGCGATGATTGATATTGCTGGTTTTATCGACGAAAGAGGCTTAAAAATTGCAATGAAAGGACAGAAATTAATTATTCCTGTTAACATTCAATTTGTAGCTGACAGAATTTTAGAGTCTACTCTAAGAGTCGGTACTGCTGACAACGACATTAACGCTCTGAAAAACATGGGTATGCTACCAGGTGGTTACACTGTTAACCATTATCTAACAGATACGGATGCATATTTCATTAAAACAGATTGTCCTAATGGCTTTAAACACTTCACAAGAGCTGCCCTTGCTACTGGCATGGAAGGCGATTTTGACACAGGAAACATGAGATACAAAGCAAGAGAGAGATACAGCTTTGGTTACTCAGATCCTAGAGCTGTTTATGCGTCACAAGGTTCGTAAAAATACTGGATCCTCCCAGATCAAAGAAGGCGCTTGTAAGAGCGCCTTTTTTGTTTTACAATATAATTTACTCAAGACTTAAACAAGACAACTAAGGAGGTTGACATGGGTACAACTACTTTTTCTGGTCCTATAAAGGCTGGAACAATTAAAGAAACTACAGGCACTACATTAGGTAGTGACGTAAAAAATACTGGTCAAGTTGTAATGGCTCAAACATTTTCAACTGGCACTTCTCTTTCAAGTGGTGCTTCAGCAGCTAATTCAACTACGGTTGTAATACCAGCTAATTCACAAATTATTGACATAGTACTGGATAAGCCTACAGCAATGGGCAACGCTACATGTGTATTTAGTATTGGTGATACTGTTGGTGGAAATAAAACTTTGATTAATGATTATTCAATTACAACAGCTTCTGGCGCTGGAAGATGTTATCCAACTACTGAAGCAGGTGGTGCATTAGCATGGGCTGACGTTGGAACAGCAGATCTAAAATTAACATGGACTAGCACTGGTGCTACCGATGCTGGTGAAGTTAGAGCTACTATTTTGTATCAACAAAACATTAACCTAAGCTAGGAGTTAATATGTTTGGTATTAAAACAAAACAATTAACCTCAAGTGGACAAGTTACAACTAAAGTCACTGCTGGAACTAATACTCTTAGTGCCCCAGCACGAGTATTAGGATTAACTGTTCAATGTGGTGCAACTGAAGGCAGAGTTGATTTGGTAGATAATGGTTCCGGTGGAACTGTTAAATTTACTCAAGTTACTCCTGCTATTGGTGCAGGAGAAGATGAGATTCTTCAAATTGATTTTCCTGAAATGGGATTAAAATTTGATACCGATCTTTATGTTTTCTTTAACCAAGCTACTAAAGTTAATGTAATTTATGGCTGATAGACAGCCATCAAAAAATAAAAAGAATTTTCGCCCCACTAAATCTGGGGCGGGAATGACTAGAGCTGGGGTTAAAAAGTATAGATCCATGAACCCTGGTTCTAAATTAAAAACAGCTGTTACAGGAAAAGTAAAACCTGGTTCTAAATCAGCTAAAAGAAGAAAATCATATTGCGCAAGAAGTGCAGGACAAATGAAAAAATTTCCAGGTGCAGCTAAAAATCCTAATTCAAGATTACGTCAAGCAAGAAAACGTTGGAAATGTTAAATGAGAATACTTTTTTTCCTATTATGTTTTGTTTTAGTTTTTAGTGCAATAAGTAGTGCTAATGGAGCAGATACAAACACTGTCAGTTCAACTGTAGTAACAAATAATACACCACCTACAGCATCGGCACCATCGGTGGTGGTTAATAATTCAGATATATGTAAGACAGCAGTAGCTGGCGCTGTGCAGACCCAGATCTTGGGTATTAGCTCAGGCGTTACGGTGACAGATGAAAACTGTGAAAGAATTAAACTTGCAAGATCGCTCTATGCTTCAGGTATGAAAGTAGCAAGTGTGTCAATTTTGTGCCAAGACAGTCGTGTTTGGGACTCAATGGCTATGGCAGGAACTCCTTGTCCTTATATGGGAGCTATTGGAGAAGAAGCATCAAAAGGATGGCAAGAAAACCCTGATATGATTCCAGAAGGAAGTTTTGTACTTGCTAAAATGGAACACGAAGAAAAACAAATTAAAAAATCAGAAGGATTAAGCGATGGGCAAAAGTTTGCTAAATTTATTTTATTTGGTATGGCTATGCACTCTGGTATCGTGGCCTTCTTCCCTTAGAGCAGAATGTCCTGTTACAGCAACAGGATTATGTACTCCAGGTGTTGAAGAAACAATCGTTATAGATGAAGTTGAAACAATTGAATATGAAGCTGATGGCTATACAGTTACAACAGATACTACAACTACAACCACAACAGTAACTACAACCAATCCAGACTCAGGAGATATTCTTGATGGTGATGCTGGTTATGTATCTTCAAAATATGAAGGAGATATGGATATTGATTGGGGTGGACAAGGACCAGCATCAATGCCGTCTGGCAATTCGTGTTATAATTTAGGAACAGATAAGTGTGCACAGATAACCGGATCGGGTAATTCAACATCGACAATGGGTGTATCTGGTATGGGAACAACATTTATTAATACAATAGATATATCTGAACTTGATATAGAAAATGGTGGTAGAACTAATTATTCTATAAAAGTTGATAAAAGAGATCCTGAAGATAGAATTTACATGCACATAACTGGAAAAAACGGAAATACAAGTGTGTTTGCGGGAACAGATATATTATCAGAGTCAGGTGTAACAAGTGGTTATCAAGAATACACAGGTGGGTTTGACTTTTCAGGAACAATTACAAAATTAATTGTAGAGGTAGGCGGAAGGGATGTGTCATTGGCAATTGGACCGCTTTTTGATGACGTACAAATAAATGTGCTTTACAATGTAATTTCTACAATAGTTACAGAACATATACTTAGTGTTGAAATGTGGGTGTCTTATGGAGGCAGCACAGAAACAGAAGTAATAGATATAGTAGAAAATATATTTGAACATAATGACATAGTAATGCCTGATGCTCCAGGTGATGATATGTATTTTGAACCAGAGTTTGATGAACCAAATATGGAAATGTCTTATGACACTGTTGAAATAGAGATGGATTTTGAAATGGATTTTGAAATGCCAGAGATAGAAATGGAAATGGAAATGGAAGTAGCAGTTTTAGATATTGAAATGGAAATGGAATTAGAAATGCCTGATCTTGAAATGTTAGAGCCAGAAATGGATATGCCTGACATGGAAGTATCAGAACCAGATATGGAACCTGAAATAGAAACTAAACCTGAAATAGAAGAGGTTAAGGAAGAAGCTCAACCAGAGCCGGAGGAGGTACAAAATGAACCTGTTAAAGAAGATATGGAAGAACCTAAAGAAGATATGGCTGAAGAGACAGAGAACGAAGAAAGCGTATCAGAGGCTGAAACAAATGAGGATAAACCAGAGAATATGGAAGAACCAGAAGATAAGAGTGAAGCCGAAGAGAAACCTGTAAAAAAACCAGAATCTAAAAAAGAAAAAGCCGCAAAGAAAATAGTCAAAAAGATGGGGGATAAGGGTAGATATGACTCAACAAATCAGTTAAAAACATTAATTGTAATGCAGGTGTTGGGTGATACAAAAACTTTTTTTGACTCACAAAAACAACTAGATGATAGGCAAGGATTTTTTACAGATTACATGATACCTGATACACAAATAGAAAATAATAATATTGCACAGTATTATCTATTTGCTGGAAGTGAAGGATTAATAAACGATATGATAATGCAACAATGGCAGACGGATTCGGAGTAGCTATGGCAGAGATGGAATTTGCTGGTCTTAAATTTAAAGGCGGAAAAATATTTGTGGTTCTTACAGCATTAACTACACTTGGTGGTGGATTATGGGGTGGTTTTGAATTCTATAAAGACTACCTTAACATGAAAGAACAAATACAGAATTATGTAGCTCCAGATTTATCAGAGTTTGATAAAAACATTGCACTAACAAAAGAAGAAATGTCAAGTAAGACAGAACTTTTACAAACAGAAATAGAAATGTTAATGGGTGAAATGGAAATGATGATGCAAGAAATAAGACTTGTTTCTGATGTGGCTAATGAATTAAAAAATGATTTACGTCAAGATGTTCGTAGAGTTGAATCAATTGTTAATGATGTCGAGCAACAAGTAAAAGAAGATTCTAGAGATAATGCTAAAGATTTAAAATCTACAATTGATACTTTAGAAGATGATATGAAAAAATTAGAAGATAGAATAAAACAAGCACAAAAAGAATTAGAAGAAAAAATAGATAAAAGGATTAAAAGTGCATTAGAAAATCCTTTAGGAGGATAGTATGAAAATAAGCGATAACACAAGTATTAGTATGCCTATGAGAAATTTAATTGGCCTAATTGCAGCCATAGGTATTGGGATCTTCGCCTACAGTGATTTGACTCAAAGGCTAACCCAACTTGAGACTGCAAGACAATTAATGGAAGCTGACTTACTTAAAAAAGCTGAGCAAACCCCTGTAAATCAGGAATTATACATGTTGCTGGAATTTTTAGCGGGGCAGAATGAAGATATGGCAAAAGAGATACAGTCTATTGAAAGTAATAATATAAATATAGATTTTCTAAAAACACAGGTTGAAAAGTTACAAAAAGATGTTGAACAAGTAAAAGATAAGGTAAGACAAAATGGTAGTTGAGACAGTATTCGCAATGATGATGATAGTAAATGGATCTATGGATGGGTTTATGAAAACAGATGGTTTATCACATTGCCTTAAAGTTAAAAGAGAAAGTGAGCGAAACTTATCAGAGAGCAGGACAAATGTTATTCGTTATGAATGTGGTCAAGTAGTGGCAGAACTAGAACCTGACTCAGAAGGTGTGCTTAAAATAAAAAAGATTATAGAGCGTAAGTAATGGAACCAGTAACAATAGCATATATATGTTTTGCTGCTTTGTGGATTGCAGGCGCAATAACTTATTTATAGTTTATGGCTAAAACACCTTCTAATGAATATTTTACTCCAGTAAAAAAAAGAACAAGTATAGGTAATTCTAGTAGATCTAAACCTAAAAATAAACACAAGAGGTTAACTTGGAAAAAATACAACCGACAAGGGAACAAATAATACAAGACGTTAGACTATGGTCTAAGTATTATTTAGAGGTTTCTAATGTTCATTTAGGGGGAGTGCCTGCTTGTCCTTTTGCAAAAAAAGCTTGGGCTGATGATAAAGTATGGGTAGCGGTAAAAACTAAAGGAAGTACTTATAAAGCGGAATTAAATACTCATATTAAAAATTTAGATTTTTTAGTGTCTGAAATATTAATATTTTGTGATCCTTATTATAGCTATTCTGCAGATGATTTACATGTTGTTACCGAAGAATATAATTACTTTCATAATAGACAAGATATATATTTTATGAGTTTTCATCCTCAAAATCCAGCTACTGAAGAAGATCAAAATTTTCTAGTGGCTCCAGAGGGCAAGATTCCTGAAATAGAAAGCAATTTAAAGTATTCTATGATGTTAGTACAAAAGTTCTCGCAATTACAGCAAGCTTCTGATAAATTAAAAAAACAAGGTTATTACAGTCAATGGCCTGACGAGTACTATCGAGACGTCGTGGTATCTCGGGAAAAAAAGTATAAAAAGATCAATGGAGGTCTATCATGATGGGCAAGAAGAAAACAGCAATGAAACGAGGAGGAGCAGTCAAGAAGCGTGGTGGCGGAATGATGGGTCCTAAAAAGAAAATGGCTAAAGGTGGCAGAGTTGCAAAATTAATTTCAAAAACTAAATTACCTTTACATAAACTAGATGCTATGGGCATGTTAGGTGCTGGCGTAGGTAAAACTATGGGGTCAGTAGCTGGTAAAGGTCTAAAAGGTTTAGCCGGTAAAATGGCTGGAGCTGCTAAAAAAGTTATAAAAAGAAAAAAGAAAAAACAAGGTTACAAAGCTAGAGAAGATGAATCTATAGGTATGAGACTTGGAAAAGAATCAGGTAAGAAACAATCTATGAAAGATAGAAGAAATGAATCTTACGGCAAATTTGGTAGACGTCCAAACCAAAAAATTAATAGACGTGGTGGCGGTGTCGCTAAACGTGGTATGGGTAAAGCTAAATAGTTAAATGCCAACTTATGCAAGCACATCTAATTTTGATTTTTCTATTGATGAAATAGTTGAAGAGGCTTTTGAACGATGCGGTTTACAAGATCGTACAGGATACCAACTTAAAACCGCTCGTCGTTCTTTAAATCTTCTTTTAGCTGAATGGTCTAATAGAGGTCTTAATCTTTGGACAATACAAAAACAAACAGCAGCGTTAGCTGCTAACACTATAGAGTTAAGTGGAACTTCTTTGTATGGATCCGCAGCAAGTGATGCTTCTCAAATTGTAGAAATAACAGATGTTGTAATTCGTGATTCAAGTAATAATGAATATAATTGTTCACCTATAAGTAGATCTACATATTTAAATTATACTGTAAAAACTTCTGGTGGCAGACCAACTCAATATTATTTTGAAAAAACAATCAACCCTAAATTATATTTATATCCTGCAGCAGATGTTGCTTATACAGTAGTTTATTATGCAATGTTAAGAATGAAAGATTCTGGTGATTATACTAATAATAATGAAATACCTTTTTCTTTTTTACCTTGTTTAACAGCAGGTCTAGCTTATTATATTTCAATGAAATATGCTCCTGATAGAATATCTATATTAAAAGGAGTATATGAAGAAGAGTTTAGAAGAGCAGCGGATACATC